AGGAATAGCAAGGTATGTATCCCTGCTAATCCTATCCATTGTAAAGTCTGTTCCGTCCCTTCTTACAACAACGGAAAGAACATCAATAACATCTCCCAACATGTCATATTCACCGTCAGAAGATGTTAATGCTTGTGTTCTCTGCTTTATAGTCCACTGATTTAGACCGCGATTAGCCCAATCAGCAAGCATCAGATTAAGAGATCTTTTGGCTGTTTTCAGGTCGTAGCCTGTACGAGCCTCTAAACCACAACGTTCAAAGGCTTCTTCTACATACTCAGCTACATCTAATTCAAAGTCTGTTGATCCTGATACAGCCATTTTTATTCCTCGTTATAAAGATTATCAAAAATGCGATTTACATCCAATGTATAGTCTAAATCACTTTTTGAATAGTGTATATGTTGTGAAGGTTTAAAATCAGGCGCACCCTCTCCCGCAGAAAACCATGCAGGGTGCGTTACTCTTACTCTGTTATTTGGTAAAGCTACGATATTACCTGTCCACTCTCCCGCGTCCAGTAATTGTAAAACGTGACTTTGTTTGTGTTGTGCAGGATCGTCTGCTATCTCGCTCTCTGCATAATCAACTGTAAAAAGGTATTTAGCAGGATGCATTTCACCATCTACCTTTGCCAACCAAGGGCATGGGGTAGCGCGATCTATTACATACACTGCATGATTATACGAAGCACAATCCCAAGGCTGTGCATCATAAGTTTCCATTGGTTCAGGCCATTCATCTAAAGGAATGTCAGCAACTAAAGCGGTTATAGGCATTCTAGCCCACATTGCTCCACCGTGTACTGTGTCTTCTTCTTCACCTTCAGCTTCACTACCAGTGAAGATAACCTGAAAGCTAAGACACCTGTTTGGCATTGATGTAACGCCAACAACCATAGCATGTAAAAATTCGCCGTGATACTCTTCATGGTTATGAGTGTATTCACGGCGAACCCATGCTTTAAAATAGGGTATATTGCTATGTAAATATGGCATTACGCTTTAGTTACTTTATACCCCATTTTCTTAGCAGCGGAGCGAAGTTGTGCTACGGTCATTTTCTTTGCACCGCCTGCTCTACCACCTTTTTTCATCATCATAGGCTTCTTACCACCTGCGGCTCCACCTTTTTTCATCATTCGGGTCTTTTTACCGCCTGCGGCTCCGCCCTTGTTCATTCTTTTTACCTTGCCACCACTACGGTAGCCTTTCTTTTTCATCGCCATAAGTTTTCTCCTTTCAAGATTGTCTAACCGCACCTTTTGTGCGCTTACGCCGATTCTTCATAATTGCACCGCACCCTCTGGCTACGGCTGTGCCTTTTTTGGCCTTCCCTTTGAACGGCCTTTTGGCTTTTGTTTGTTTGATTTCACCACCTTTTTCTGCGAATTTAACTTCTGCGGCTTTGGTGTTTTTAACGACTGTTTTGCCTTTTTTACCTTCACTTTTCTTTTTTCGGGCAGTGGATGCTCTTTCTTTCTTTGAAAGACTATTTGCTTTATTCTTTGGAAGACACCTATCAGGGTTCTTTTTATCTTTTGAAGTGCCACATGGACCTTTGATACTACCATCGGTTCCTATCCTCACCCATTGCTGATCTCTCCACTTTTTAAGCTCACCCATTACTTTTTAGCCTTTTTCCTTTTGGTGGGTTTAATAACCTTTTTAAGACTTTTTGCTTGTCCTGCATGTAAACGAGAAGCCTTTTTAAGACCTTTAATAACCTTTTTTACAGCAGCTTTTTTCTTTTTATTCATCATTTCTTTTTCTTTCTTTTAGCACCTTTAGCGTAGTTGGGGTCTTTGCAGTATTTAGATGCTGCCATGTTTGCATACGCTGAAGGATAGGTATCAAAAGTACGTTTTGCCCATGCTTTACCCTCTGGACAAATCTTACTACCTTTTGATTTGGCAGAGGCTTTTCCACCTTTTCTATAGTAGGTTAAGCCTTTTGGCGTTTTATTCTTTGAAGGTGGCTTGGAAACTTGTTGTCGCATTTGCGCCCTCGACATTGCCATAATTTCTCTCCATATGTTCTTTAATAAAACTGATTTGAGAGGCCATAACCTCTGTTCTTTTATCTACTGCAATAAGGGTTTTTGTAACCCAATCAGCCCAACTGTAACCAATACCACCAACACCGATGATAAAAGCTGTTGCAAGAGCTATCGTGACTTGTTTGTTCAACACTTCCACCTTTTCCTAGCCTGTCTTAAACGTGAATTTGGATTTTTTGCCGCTTTAGGAAACTTCTTCATTTGACCTGCGGAACGAGCGCAAAATGACTTACGCCTCTTTGCAGCCTTACTTCCAGGCTTTACTTTACCAGTAACCGCCGTTTTTAATTTAGATCCTGGGTTTTTGCGCCTGTAAGCAGCAACACCCGCTTTGGTCATTCCCGCCCCAGATTTAGTGGAGCGGAAATTCTTTTTGTTTCTTGCAGGCATTTTGTCTCTTTTACGAGCCATGTTGCACCTTTAAGACAGAAAGAGCGTCAGTTGATTGCTGCTTCCTGTAAACGCACTAACAAACGCACCACTTGTAGCAAGTATTCCATCATCTGGAATGTTTATTTGATGATAACCTGTTGGAAATGTTTGCGTAAGTAACGTAGCACCTGAACCGCTTCCATCTTTAATTGTAAACGCTCCTGCCGCATCTGCAAATATTACAACTTGACGAATGCGTGAACGTGCGGGGCCAACAACAGCCGCAGCACTTCCTTGCGTAAAATTAAATGCTTGTACTGGACCTGCCATACTAGCCTCCTATTACGCTAGGTTATTGTTTTGCTGATACAGAATTGTAAAACGAACTAAACCCGCATTTGTTGCAGCAGAACCAGTAACAGTTAAACGAATATCCGCCGTACCTGTGTCTTGCCATGCTAACGCCGCGCCTGCTTGTGTAGTTGGATATTTACGACCTGCATCTGTTCCACTTGCAAATGTGTTCAAAATAGTTGCAGCGCCGCCTACGGTATCACCAACACTCAAGTTTGTTGAGGTGTTAGCTGCCGTGATAACATCAATAATACAGTCAATAATTTGAGAATTTGCAGGAATAACAACGTCTGTTACAGACGCAGCCACCGCTCCACCAGATAAATCTACTGAAAATGTTTGTGCCATAACAACTTGACCAGTGTTCTTGATGTCTGAACCAAGAGTTGTTCCAGTTGTATTCTTAATTGTTCCTGCCTTTATAGGGCCAGAAAAAGTTGTTGTACCCATGTCGATCTCCTGTCTTGGGTTATGTCAGCAGCAGCATGCCGCTGTCAGGGATAAATTAACAATAACATATCTTACGAAAAAAGAAAGGGGCGAGTAAACCCGCCCCTGTAAAAGTTCAATTGAACTTATGCACCTGGAGATCCGAACATACCTAGTGGATCTGATACACCGAAAGAGTAACGCTCTCTCGCTTTGTAGCGAACATTACCTGTATCGAAGTCTCCGTCCATAGATGTCTGCATTGGAGTACGCACGAAGTGCTTCATCCCATTTGGAACATCTGTAGTTAAGAAGAACGCATCGTTATCAGTTAGATAATGATTTACACGATAACCTTCTGGTATGGAGCCGTTAGTGTTAAGTGCGTTGATATCATTATCTGCTGTTCCAACACGAAGGTCTGTCTGCAACAAACGAGTCGCAACAAACATCAATGCAGGTGGAACGATCAACTTGCGAGGACGTGCTGCAATCAATAGACCACGTTCGTCAGTGAACGCAGCAATATCAATAACCGCTTGCTCTAAAGATGTTTCGTTTAAGTCAGCGTTAACAGCAAGTCTGTTTCGGTTTGTTGTTCCCTCTACAGTCGGGTGAGCGGTTGAAAACAAAGTTACACCATCACCTGAGTTGAATGTGGTAAAACCATTATTCAACAATGCTGCTGATTTTACCTGCTTTGTATATGCCATACCTCTAGCTAGTGCCTTGGTATAACGAGCAGATAGCGAATCATACAAGTTATCTTCCATTGCTTCTTCAGTAATGGAGAATCCCATTGCAACCGTTTCGTGGTTGTAACGAGATGTGAATGATTCTTGTGCATTGTCATAAGATATTGATGCGCCTTCAGCTTTCACTGGGGCAGCGCCAAATCCTGACAACTTCACTTCTTCTTCAAAACTGCGATCTGAGTTCTCAGTTTCATAGATCTCTGCATGTTCGCCTTCATACTTTTCGTACTCTAATCCGAATAATGCGTTAAGACCTGGTAGTAGCTCTTTGAGGAGCTGTGCGCGTGATATAGCCATCGTCTAAACTCC